ACCCTTGAACCCGTCAAGCGTCAGGATGAACTTGGCGAAAAGCTTTCCCGATTTGTCATAGAGACGAATGTTGATGCCGCAGCAAGGGCACCAATCCACGCTCGCGCGAGCGGCAACGACGTAGGTCGAGCCCATTTCCTCAATCATCGCTTTCGCTGCGATCTCCAGATGAGGTTCCGCCTGATCCGCCATGGGATGGCCCCCTACACTGACTCGGAACGTGCGCGGCGGGAAGGGTGCAGCTTCCGCGCGCGCTGGCGCAACACCCGGTCCCACGGGACGAGGTTATCGACGTCGGCCGGCCCGCTGTTTGAAACCGCCGGCCTGGGGTTACCAGTCTCAGGCGAACGGTTCTGCCAGGCGAGTAGGGTCTCGCCCGACCAGCGGGGCCGGCCGATCTTGGAAATCGGTTGAGGGAAGTTCTCATCGCGCTCGAGGCGCGCGCGATGCAGGCGAAACCATTTCACCGTGCGGCCGAAGAGGATCCGCGCAACGTCGGCGGCCCAATAGCGCCCATCCTTGTCGATACGATCGGGATCGATGCGTTCGCTCATGTGAGGGCTCGGAAGATCCCCGCGGCGATCGCGGCATAGAAGGCTGCGCCGAACGCGAGGATCAGCGCGAGGATGACGGCCGCCTGGAAACCGCTCACGGGGCGCGCCGCCGGGACATGGCTGATCCTCACGATGCGATAGCCTTGGAGCTCGAGTTCGGCGAGGAGCTCGGCGGCGAGCGCGTCCGCGGTCTTGTGCAGGCGCGGCCAAACGTTCGCGGCCCGCTGGACCTCTGGAAGCGGCACCATCATGTCGACGAAGAAATCGGCGATGAGCGCGCCGGCGGACGGAATTGGAGCGGGGATGGACGTCGCTGCCACGTCGCTCGGCACGGGTATGCCGGTCGCCTGCTTCCCCCGCATGGTCATTGCCTCACACACGCCGAGCACAGATCGCGCTCGACCCAATGGCACGGCGATCCGGTGCGCTCGACGCAGCCGCGACAGTCGTCATCGGTACAGCCGCATTTGCGGCAGGCGCGGACGCCATTGAGGCCGAGCTCCTTAAGCGATCGGCCGCGCAGAGTGCGGCGGCGCTTCGGCGCGCGAAGGCCCCGGCTCACCATGACGACCTCGCGCATCGCTTGAAGACGTCCTTCATCGTGTCGAAGGTGCCGATGCAAGAGCCGTCACGCCAAAAGGCGAACCCATCTTCCAGCACATCGACGACCCCGAGCGTGTCGCCCGACGTCTTGACGAAGACGCTAAACAGAACATGCGGGCTCGAGGATCTCGGCGCGGCTTCGAGGTAGTAGCGTCGGCTCACCTGAGTGCTCATGACAGCACCGCGCGGGCGATCTGGATGAAAACACCGAAGACGAACCACAGGGCGATGTAGCCCGCGATCGTGAGTGCCCCGCAGCCGACAGGGCCGATGCCGATGCGCTGGCGGACCACCGCCTTGAAGCGACAATAGCGGTTCATCGCGCCGCCTCGAGCGCGTGGCCCATGACCCAGGCGTAGAGCGTCAGGCCAAGCACGACGACGGCGAAAAGCATGAGGAGGTTGCGCGTCATTTCATCAGCACCTCGACGCCCCGGAGCGGCGCACCTGACGCCGCCGCTCCGTCCGCCTCGTGCTCCCTGGCGATCGCCAGAAGCCGGTCTGCAAGGCCGCGCGCGAAGTGGATGAAGATGCGGCGCATGCCGTTGTCGGAGATACGATCGAACTGATCAAGGAGCTGGATCTGTTCGGCGTCGAGGGCGCGCGGCGCTTCGCCGTCCTCGCCGTCGAGACCTTCGAAGAACCATGCGATCTTGATGCGCAGAAAGCGTGCTGCGCGGCAGAGCGTGGCGGAGGCGATCCGATTTTCGCCGCTCTCGTATTTGGCGATCTGCTGAGGCGAGACGCCGAGTTCCTTGCCGAGCTCTTCGCGCGTCAGGCGGCGCAGCACGCGGACTTGCAACAGCTTGGCGCCCAGATGCACATCGATAGGATCTGCAGCGGTGGGGCTAAGAACGGTGGCCGAATCGCTCATGAGGAGAAATTTCCGTTTCACGTGAAACACTTAGGTAACCGAGGCGGGAGAACGAAGCGCAATTCCCGCGTGACGGTATGTCTAAAACAGACACGTCGTCAAGTCTGAAATAGACATGATTGGTTGACGCGCTGTTACCTGGCGCGGCGGGATCGAAGATAATTAAGTTATGTTTCGCGCGATCGGACTATCGCGCGGCGGGGCGCTTTTGCGCTGATTTTGCGGTGCTGGGCTTTGGTGATTGCCCACCCATCGGAGACGTCGGCGTCGGCGTCGCCGTTGCGATAGGGCCGGGACTTTTGATCGGCGTCACATTGCTAAATGCACGGAGCGCCAAGCCTTCGATGACTTGAAACGCGGTCTGCTGTTGCTCGTCTGTCATTCCCATCAAACGTTCGAGAGCCGCATGAACCTGCGGCGGAGGCTTCGGAATCGCATCGAAAAAATCCAGAGGAGGTCGGCCGAGTGCGTCACCCAAGCGTTCCGCCCAGTCCATGGTGAACTCAATGACATCATTTTCGAGCTTATGGATCGTCGATGCTTCCACTGGCTTTCGGGTTTTACGATTGGGTCTGACGATTTTTGCCAGCCGGGCCAGCGATAGGCCCCCCGTTTTTCGAAATTCTTCCAGACGTTGTGCTGGAATGCTGCGCATAGGCGCAACGTATCTAAAAACGACATGTGGTGATATTTCAGAAACCGACATACCAGCCCTTGACAGCATGTCTAAATCAGACACATTCGTAGCATGCTGCTTCGAAATTGGCGATTCGAGCGTAAGCTTAGCCTTGCCGCCCTGGCGGAACTGATCCGCCAATCGACCGGGGGGCGGACCACCGCGACGGTCGTCCTGCGCTGGGAACGGCTCGAAAACATCCCGAACAAGGCCGAGATGATCGCGCTCTACCTCAAGAGCGGCGGCAAGGTCACCCCGAACGATTTCTACCAGCTGCCCGCGCTGCCGGAGCCATCGGCCGAACAGGTGGCGGCATGAGCGACAAGCGCAGCGCGCGGCAAAAAGCGCTCTGGGCCGATCCGTCCCATCGCGAGAAGCGGATCGCGGCAATGAAGACGCAACGTGCCGATCCGGCGTACCGCGAGAGCATGAGCGCGGCGCTGAAGGCGCGCAGCGCCGATCCGGCGTACCGCGAGAAGCGAAGTGCGGCAACGAAGGCGCTCTGGGCCGATCCGGCGCAACGCGAGAAGCGGATCGCGGCAATGAAGGCGGCCTGTGCCGATTCGGCGCACCGCGAGAAGGTGAGCGCGGCAATGAAGGCGCTCTGGGCCGATCCGGCGGTGTACGAGAAGCGGAGCGCGGCGCTGAGGGCGCTTAATGACGATCCGGCGCACCGCCAGAAGGTGAGCGCGGGAGTGAAGGCGCAACGCCGCCACGAGCGCGCTGCGTTCCTCGTGCTTCAGCATTTCTCGAAGACCGGAGAACTGCTGTGAAGGACGAGTCGCCTTACGCGATGGCGAGGCGGGTGCTGGCATCGCTATCGGTTGCCACACCTGCGGAAATGGATGCAGCGCTCCAGCCGTACACCCTAGCGGAGCCCTACGTTTCGCAGATCGTCGCCGAGTGGCGCCGAACGATAATTGGTCGTCATCTGGCGCGCGGGCCACGTCCTGCGCCGGATTTAGGCGAGGAGCGCAGCGAGGCGCGCGCAGCGTTACGGCGCGGGATCGCACGCACCTTCGCCAAGTTCCGCCTGCCGGACGGCCGCCTCTTCTCCACAGAGGTGCCGTACTACGAGTACGAGGAGCTAAAGCGGACATACGCCGGGTTGGCTGGGTTTATCTCATGGTGCCAGGGCTACGCGCGCGTCAATGACGACACGCTGACGGCGAGCGATTTCATCAAACCGGCAGACGCGGAAGCGAGCGCCAAAGCGTTCGGGCTGCTGGCATGAGCGCGCCGATCGACTTCGTGGTCGCGGCGCGGAACGCCGGCCGGGACGTCATGAACGAGGAGGCGCGCAAGGCCGCGGCCGATCGGGGTATCGCGCTCGAGGTTCCGCGCGACGACGACCTGGCCGTGCAGTTCCTCTGCGTCGCGATCAAGTTGGCGTTGAACGCCTTGCCGCATCTGCCGATCGGCGCGCGGGCGCCGGCGGGCGAGGCGCTCAAGAAGCTCGGCCTCGCGCTCGATATTTGCGCGCGGGTGTTTTCGGTCGCCGAAGGTTCAGAGCCGGCGCACGAGCCGGCTACGGACAGTCAGCCTACGGAACAACGGCCGCCGTATTGGGTCGATCCAGCTTGAGTAACGCGTAGACGAGAGGCCGGGGGGCAATGCTCATCGAACATCCACATGCGGTTGTCGGCCAGGCGCTGAGAGATATGCGCCTCGCGCGACGTCGTGAAGCGCGAGCGATCGCGGTGTTCAGATATTGGTCGGCGGCCGGCGTATCGGTTTCGACCAGGAAATTGTCCGAAGTGATGGTTCTGCCCGAACGCAGCGCGCGGCGGATCGTGTCGCGCCTGGTCGCGCGCAACGTGATCGAGCGCGCGGGCGCCGGCTATCTCATCGTCCGCGAGGCCGCGTGATGGCGAAGCGCCGGCGCGATCCGAAGAGCATCACGGGCTCGAAAAAGCCGCCGCTTCATTTGGTGCCCGGCGTCGCGATCGCACTCGAGTCGATCGCGCTGAAATCCGGCAACGTCAAACATGGGCCGTGGAATTGGCGCGAGAACCCGATCGAGGCGATGGAGCACATCGCCGCGGTCAAGCGTCACCTCGAACGCTGGATCGACGGCGAGAACGAGGATCCTGAAACCGGCGTTTCTCCGCTCGCGCATGCTCGCGCAACGCTGGCGATCCTGTTGGACGCGGAAGCGTGCGGAAAGCTGATCGACGATCGGCCGCCGGCGGGCGCCGCGGCCGCGGTCATGGAAAGGCTCACGCGATGAAAACGGAAAAGCCGGAACGGTGGAGCGAGGACGAGTGGCGCATCGTGCAGGCCAACGAAGCGCAATCGATCCTGCATGCGTGCGACGGCGGCAAGCCGGTCGGGAACGGGAACCTCGCAACGGTGCTCGTGCTCTTCCGCCTCTGGCTGATCGGCACCAACGGCACGACGAAGCGCGGACGGGAGTACATGCGGCGATGACGGTGCTACCGCTTAATGGGGGGGGCACGTGAGCCGGCTGTTCTCGACAACAGGCGAGCTCGTCGCCGGCCGGCCGTATGGCGGCTATCGCCTGGTGCTCGCGGATCCTGCGTTGCGCCAGGAGATGCGATCGGAAAAGGGCGAGGGGAAAAGCCCGCAATCCAAGTATCGCTGCATGACGCTCGAGGAGCTTGTCGAATTCGGCCGGCACGTGAAGCTGGTCGCATCGCCGAATGCGGTTTGCCTGATGTGGACGTCGTCGCCGGTGCTCGTGCAATCGCTGGCCGCGCTCGCGGCGTGGGGCTTTGACTACAAGAGCTTTGCGGCGTGGGCGAAGGAGTCGAAGAATTCGGGCGATCTCGACAGCGACGATCCCAAGCACAAGTGGCAATTCGGCAGTGGCTACATTTTCCGCTCGGCCGCCGAAATTCTTCTCGCCGGCACGCGCGGCGATCCCGCGTGGCATGACACGAGCGCGGCGCGATCGGTGCGCAATCTGATCTATGCGCCGGTGCGCGAACATTCGCGCAAGCCCGATGCGCAATACGCGATCGCCGAGACGTTGATGCCCGGGCCCTATCTCGAGCTGTTCTCGAGAACGACGCGGCCGGGCTGGGATCATTTCGGCGATCAGGCGGGAACATTCGGAGAGGCAACATGACCTGGCTTTTGATCGTGATGCTGGGGACGTCCATCAGCTCGTCGATGGTGAACGAGGTTCAATGCCGCACCGCGCTGTTGGCGACGGAACGCATGGGCAAGAGCTACAGCGTGCCCGCGGTCGCGGTGTGCATCTCGCCCGGCGGGCAAGTCGTCAAGATGCCGGGGCTGACATGATGGCGCAGCGGATCGCGCAAGCCATGTTGGCGCTGTCGGTGCTCGGGCTCATCGCGCTCACGATCCGGATCGCGTTGCTCATCGTGGTGGCGCCATGACCGAAGACGAAATCGAACGCGCCGATCGCGAATGGGATGCGCTCCCTGGCACGCCACCGAATGAATACAGCTTCCGGTCGAACGCAGAAATCGCCAGCCGCGCCTATATCGACGTGATTCGTGAGCTCGGGCTGTTGCATCCCAAAGCGAAGTGGATGCGCGCGACCATAACCGAAGATGGTCTATGGACGGAATATTGGGACGAGCGGCCGTACAAGCAAGCGCCGTTCAATCCGCCGATGGTGCTGAAATGACCGAGCCGCGGCGCGCGTATCTTTATTCGCTCGAGGAGATCAAGCAGCGGCTGCAGGCGCGCGCGCTCGATCTCGCGCACGTGCTGTTGCCGGGCGGATCGCTGATCGGGCCGCATTGGGTGGCGCTCAATCCGCGGCGCAAGGACACGCGTCCCGGTCCCCTGGTCAACGTGCGCAAGGGCGTGTGGAAGGATTTCGCCGGCGGTGAAGAGGACGCCGGCGACATGCTGCACTTCGTCGCCATGTTCGCCGCCGGCGGCGACTACAGACGCGCGATCCCGTGGGCGAAGGATTTTCTCGGGCTCACGGGGCGCGCGCCCGATAAGGCCGAGTGCGAGCGCATCGAGCGCCAGGCCAAAGCCGCGCGCGACGATGAAGAGAAGCGCGCGCTGCAGCGCCGCCGTGCCGCGCACGCGATGTTGTGCGAAGCCAAGCCGCTCGACGGCGAGGATCCGGCGAGCCTCTATTTGAAGGCCCGCGGCATCGACGTCACCAAGCTCGCCGGCGGGATCCCGCGCGCGATCCGCTTCAATCCGAAATGCAAGGCGTTCCCGGAAGACACGTCGCATCCCGCGATGCTCGCGTTTATCTCGAGGGAGGATCTGCCGAACGGTTTCGCGGCCGTGCATCGGACCTATCTCGAGAACTACATGGGCACCTGGCGCAAGCGGCGGTTTCCCGATCGCGACGGCAAGCCGATGAACGCGAAACGCGTACTCGGGCAATACGCCGGCGGTTCGATCCGCTTGACCAAGGGCGAGACCAAGAAGTCGCTCAAGGACGCGCCGGCGGGCGAGTGGCTCACCACCTGGGAAGGCATCGAGAACGGGCTATCGGTCGCGATGGCGCAACCGAAGATGCGCGTGCTCGCCCATGTCAGCGTCGCCAATCTCACGCACCTGAAACTGCCCGAGCACATCGGCGGCGTCTATGTCGGCCAGGACAACGACGCGCCAGGCTCCAAGGCCGTGCAGCAATTCGAGCGCGCGGTTCAGTGTCTCTCGGAGCGTCACGCGCTCGCGATCGTGTCGATCGACGGCGAGTACAAGGACGCGAACGACGCGCTGCTTGGCAAACGGAGGAGCGCGTGAGCGCGACGCATAGAGACACTGTGCAGGAACGCCTGGACGCAGCGGAGGCGGTTGCAGAGGCGATGGGCATGGCGCTCCAGGAACTACAGAGATCGCCGCCTGATGAGGGTAAGAAGCAGGACGCGCTAATGCTGCTGGCGCACAATCTCGACTATTTCATGGCTCGGTCATCGCAAGGGTGGTGTCGGTGAGCGAGACGCGCGATCCGCCGTCGAATGTCACCAGCATCGCCGATGCGTTCAAGAAGGCGAAGCCTGTCGCCAAAAAGAAAAAGGCGGATGCGCCGGCGCCGGCGAGCTCGGGCGGCGGCGGCCGCGGCGAGGTTGTGCAGCCGCCGACGAGGTTGCCGCCGAGCGCCCCGGTGACGGCGCTCGGGCGTTACGGCACGACCTATTTCTTTCTCGACTCCCATGGTCAATACGTGCCGGTGAGCGTCGAAAAGCTCGGCCGGCTTTTCATCATCGGTCTGTTCGGCGGAGAAGAATATCTCGTCGCGCATTGGCGGACCTACGATCGCAACGGCAACCCGAAGGATGAATTCGATCACGGCAAGCTCGGGCCGGTGCTGATCGCTTCGTGTGCGGACAAACCGATCTTCAATCCGGTGGAACAGGTGCGCGGCGCCGGCGCCTGGCGCGAAGACGATGGCGGCCTGGTCATGCATTGCGGCGATGCGCTCTACACGTCGACCGGCGAGCAGCCGACCGGACTTCGCCGCGGTTTTCTCTACCCGTCATCGTCGGCGATGGCGGCGCCGGATTATGACGCCAGCCCCGCCGCCGCGTTGCACTTGCTGGCCCGGCTCGAGACCTGGACATGGGCGCGAGGATCCACGGACGCGAAACTCGCGCTCGGCTGGATCGGTGCGGCGATGCTCGGCGGCGCGACGGAATGGCGGCCGATGATCTGGGTGACCGGCGGCCGCGGCACGGGCAAGAGCACGTTCCAGAAGCTCATCCGTTGGGTGCTCGGTCCGAACGGTCTCATCCGCTCGGAAGACGCGACGCGCGCCTTTGTGTTCCAGCGCGTCGAGTATTCATCGCTGCCGGTTTCGCTCGACGAATTCGAGAGCCAACAGGACAACCGGAAAAAGCAGGAGATCATCGATCTCGCGCGCGCCTCGAGCTCGGGCGCCGTCATCGGCCGCGGCGGCGCGGACGGACAGCCGCGCCAATTCACGGCGCGCAATTGTTTCGCGTTCTCATCCTTCGTGATCCCACCGCTCGAGCCAGCCGATCGCTCGCGCAGGGCGATCTTCGAGCTGATGAAGCGCACCGCATCGCATCGCACGCGCGAGCCCGGCGAAGACGAGCTCGACGACGAGGAAGACGACACGGTGCTCGGCAGCCAGGAGCAATGGACCGCGGTCGGCGAGCAGTTGCGCGGGCAATTGCTCAACGGCTGGCGCCGCTATCGCGAGACGATCAAGGCGTATCGTCGCGCGCTCATCAAGGGCGGACATTCCGATCGCGCGGCCGATCAATTCGCGGCGCTGGGTGCGGCCTACGATCTTCTCATCCATCGCGAGCTCGAGGACGCGAACGTGCAACGCTGGGCCGCGATGCTGCCTTCGGCGAGCTTGGCCGAGACCACGGGCACGTCGGACGATCCGGAAGCGTGCCTTTACCATTTGCTGACCGCGATGGTCGATCTGTTCCGCGGCGGCGCGAAGGAGTCGGTCGGGCATTACGTGCTCGAGGCGCGGCGCGAGGCGGAACACCAGGGCGGCAGCGTCAAGGACTCGAGCCGGCTGTTGGCGAAGATCGGCATCAAGGTGTTCCGCGACAAGCGCGTCGCCGCCGGCGAGCCGGTGCAATGGTGGATCGCGGTGATGAACAATCATCGCGAGCTCGCGACCAAATTCGAGAATTCCAAATGGGTCGGCCGGCCCGGCGCGCCTGGCGCGTGGAGCCAGATGCTTTCGCGGATCGATGGCGCCTTCAAGACCAAGCTGCGCTTCGCGCGGCGGCCGGATTACTGCGTCGCCGTGCCGTGGGAAGCGGCGTTCCCGCCGGACGATGCCGAGCTCGACGCCGACGAGCTGCAGATCGTGGACCAAAGGGACCGGGAAACATGAGTTGCTGCATCGCATCAAGGTCAGCTCTGTTGGGCTCGCTCGCCGTGCCCGAGCTCGCGTCGGCGCCCGAGATCGTCGACCCGATCCTCGAGGCTCAGAACGCGATGACGATCGACAAGATGATCCGTGCGCGGAAGCTATTCGCCGCCGGCAACGCGCGCGCGAAGGCGCTCCAGCAGCAGTGGTTGTCGCGCCCTTCGATTTGGTTTCGGATCGAGGAGCGACGGCGGAACGCCTTCGACGAACTCGATCACATCCTGCAGCGCGGGCACATGATCGTCATGGAGGCCGAATGAGCGATCGCGCATCGATTGAGGCGCGGACGCAGTTGCTCGAGGTCGAGGCCGCGGCGCGGCGCGCTGCAAGCGCAGCGAGCAATTCGCAAACCGGATCGCTCACGGTCAGAGCGGCGAGCTATCAGATCGTCGGCATACGCAAACAGGCAACAGGAACCGAGCGCATCACCGTGGAAGGCACGGGACGCTTGCGGATCATGAACTAGGAAGGAGCGAAGCCAACAATGAACAGCATGAGATGGAACCAGCCTTCATCGCTCATCGTCACGACGGGCGTCTACGTTGTTGTCGGCCTGCGCAAGCAGGCAACCGGAACGCAGCGGATCACCGTGCTGGGCACGGGCCGCCTGCGGATCATGAACTAGCGCATCAACCAAGGAGAGAGAGACATGGCCGATCTTCTGTTGGACAAACAAGGCAAGCCGACGGCGCCGGCCGCGGGGCAGTCCATTACCTATGTCGACAATCAATCGTCGACGCTCTGCATGCTCGACAGCGCGGGCAAGGTCAAAGGCTCGGATCATCGCGCCTCGATCGCGCAGCAGGCCGGCTTCGCCGCCGATACCTATGTCGCGGACTCCGCCCTGGTGATCCCGTCATGCGGCATGCAGCCCGGCATGGTGTTCGAGTGGGACATCGTCGCCAGCAAAACGGCCGCCGGCGTGGCGCAGCCGAATTTCACCGTTCGCTCGGGCGCGAACCAATCGCTCGCCGACGCGGCGCGGCTTGCGCTGCAGAGCTCGGCGCAGACGGCCGCGGCCGACGTCGCGAAGATCCACGTTCAAGTCACCGTGCGCAGCGTCAACGCCGCCGGCGTGATCCGCGGACACGTCGAGATCAAACACAATCTCGCCGCCACCGGGTTCGCCTCGACGCCGGCCGGCTTCGATCTCATCGAAGCGAGCTCGGCCGGTTTCGACAACTCGGCGCTTGGCGGTCAGTTCGTCGGGCTGTCGATCAACGGCGGCGCGGCGGCGGCGTGGACGATCGAACAGGTGATCGGACGCGTCCGGTACTGAGCATGGGTGCGATCGACAAAGCGTTCGAGGATTTTTGTCGCGAACCTCAGATCGCGCAAAGCCTGCGCATCGCCAAGTTGCCGCTCGCCATCGCGTACTGCGCATTTATCGCCGGCGAAGCGGTTTGTCGCGAGGGATGGAACGGGCGCGGCCAGTGCATCCGCATGCAGATGCCGGATGCCAATTCAAAGATGACGCAGCCCTACGTCTTCATCCGCACGATGCAGGGCGATCTCATCCCGTGGCTCGCGTCGCAAGCCGATCTCCTCGCCATCGATTGGCGGTTTTACGAAGACCCGGCGAACTTCTAAGCGCGGCCCGCGCGTCAGGGCGAACAGAAAGAGGAGTGAACATGTCGAAGAAAAGTGAAGCGGCTGACGCCGGCAGCGCCGGCCAGGCCGCTGGCGGCGAACAACAGCAACAGAGCGCCGGCGCCGCCGGCGGCGCCTTCGCGTCTTACCGTCCGATCGTGGGCGAGCCGGTGCAATTCCTGCCGAACGGCGCGCAGACCGAATACGTGCCGGCGACGGTGACACGTGTGCTCGAGGACGGGAGTTGCGATCTCCATGTCTTGCGGCCCGAATTCAATTCGACCGATTGGCCGCTTGCCGTGAAGCAAGGCAAGCAGCGCGGCGAGTTTCGGACGCTGCGAGATGCGTACGACGCACAGCATTAAGAGGGACGCACGGCCGGGCGGTGGTGAGCTCGCCCGGCCGCTGCAGAAGGAGGCACCATTGAAGTACAGGACACAGAAGGTCGAGCGGAGCTCGAGGACGGGCAAATTCGTGACGGCGCGCTTCGCCAAGCGCCACAAGGCGACGACGCAGAGGGACACGTTGCGCGTGCCGGTGAAGACCAAACGGCGGCGGAAATGATCCGGTGGTTGATCTGCGTGCTGTGGCTCGGGCACGATTGGCCCGAGGACGCGCCAGGCGTTCAAGACCTGTCATGCCGGCGTTGCCGCGCGTCGGCGCGGTACTAATGAGCTACGATCGCACGATCGGACGGTTGAGGTTACGCGTAACCGACGTCGGCGCGCGCGACCACCATTCACTTGAAGGCGTCAAACTGACGATCAACGCGGCGACGGCCGAACTGTCGGTCGAAGAGCTGCGCGACTTGAAGCACCTGATCGAGCGCGCGCTGTATCACGCGAAGAGGAAGAGCTAGTCCCCGATCGGCTTGAGACCGGCGGCGATCGCCGCGCACGCCAACGCGACGGTGCGCGGGATATCGACCTCGAGGAGCTCGCCCGTAGCCGCATCACGGCGGCGCAGGAAGCCCGAGTCGTAGTTCTTAATCATGGATACCGAGAGGCCGAGCTTGGCGGCCGCCTGCTTCTGTGTGAGGCCCAAGGCGGCGTGTACTGACGGTCGGGGTTTGCATGCAGGCGAATCGCCCGCACCCGCGGCCGCCAGCGACACGGCCGCGCGCCACCTCTTTACCCGCACCCATTGCGTGGGAAACAAGTTCGCGCGCGGTTTGGTGTTCCGTGATCGGGTTCGGGGACGGAACGGCCGTTGGAACGCCTAAGCGATTGATATGCAACGATAATAGGCGAGTGTTCCGCCGTTCCATGCGTTCCGTGGGATACGTGGCGCGCGCGAGTGCGCACGCGCGCGCGCATAGCGCGAGCGGCGTGGAACGGGTGGAACACTAGAACACTGACTGATATATCAGTCATATCATATACTTAGCCGTTCCATCGCCTGTCCTACACTGTCAACGCTGTAGGACAGATTGCGGACTGTCCCCCGCTGCTCTTGACAGTCAGGCCTCGGCCATCGCTCCCGTAAGCGCTTCCGAGCAATAGAAAATTGGGCGGATATTCGTGGTCGACACGGTCGGGGATTTGCGGGGCGTCAACGGCATCGAGCGGCAGCGCGAAGCGCAGCAGCTTGCGCTCTTGCCGGAAGATGCGGAGCTGGTCGAGGCGGCGACGGCGGCGCACGTCGATGCGCGGCGCGGACCTGGCCGGCCGAGCGGATCGGTCAACCGGGCGACGCGCCAGATGCGCGACTTCATCCTGAAGAACTACACCGATCCCGCTGTCGGGCTCGCGCTCACGGGCTTGCGCTCGAACCTGCAGGCGACGATCGCGGCCGCGCTCGCGATCGGCCAGCATCTCGGCTGCAAGCCGATCGAGGCGCTCGAGGTGATGCGCAAGTGTTCGGCCGAGCTCATGCCGTACGTGCACAGCAAGCAGCCGCTGGCCGTGCAGCTCACCGGCCGGATCGCGCAGCTTCACATCGGACTAGGCCAGGCGCCCGAGCGCCTGGCCGGCGACGGCCTGGCCGAGCTCCTGGACGAATTCGCGCGCGGACACGTGGCCGAGCTCGAGGATCTGTCCGATCTGGAAAAGGTAGAGGAAACAGATGGTTAGCGGTTTGGCCCGACGCCAAGTCGGACGCGCGAAGTCGGACGCTCAAGCTAAGCGCTTGATCGTGTTGCGCTTTCAGCCTCACGCCACGCTGATCGAGAGTCAGAGTGGCGGACGCCGGCGGACGCGATCGCGGACCCCCCCCACCCCTTGTTCGCGCCCGCGCGCGCCCGCGCGTGCACACCCGGGGGGGCGGGCGCGCGCGCAAGACGGCCGGGAGGCGCGTCGCCATGCGTTATGCGTTGAAAGCCTTTGCTCCGTACCCGGATCAATCGGCAAAAATCGCGAAACCAAATTACGGCACACGGGGGTCGGGGATTGAGCGACGCAAGAGCGCCCGAGAGCTACGAGCTGCCGCCGGCGATCGCGGCCGCGGATCCTGTCGATCTGTCGAAATTGCAGAAGCTCACCGCGCTCGATTGGATGCCGAGCGGTGCCAGCCTGCGCGGTTTCATCATGGCGCCTGATCCCGTGACCGCAATTATGGGTCCGTGGGGGTCGGGGAAAACGACCGGCGGGTTTATCAAAGGGCTTCTCTGTTCGTGTGTGGTGCCACGTTCACCGATCGATGGAGTGAGATACGCGCGCGGCGTTGTCGTGCGCGACACTTATCGAAATCTGGAAATGAACGTGATTCCAAGCTGGCAAGAAAGGTTCCCACCAAATCTCGGAAGTTTCAAGGGCGGCGGTGGCGGCGAGCCGGCGAAAGCGGTGATCGACTTCGAGCTCACGCCCGGCGAGATCCTGCACCTCGAGGTGATTTTCGCCGCTGTCGGCGATCACAACGTCAAGACGTTCTGCGACGGGTTCCAGGCGACATGGGCCTTCCTGAACGCGGTCGACTCGCTTCCGCCCGAGATGATCTCGTTCATGTGGCCGCGGCTTGGTCGCTGGCCGCCGCCGCAACATCGGCCGGCCGATTGGAAAGATCACGTGCGCCGCTGGCGCAAATTGTTCGGCGACATGAACGCGCCCGACATCGACAACTGGACCTATGGCGATGAGGAGAACAACAAAAAAGGTTTTGTCGAGTGCGTGCCGAAGGGATGGCGCCTCTTCACGCAGCCGGGCGGCATGGATCCGATGGCCGAGAACATCGACAACCTGCCGCCCGATTACTACGAGGATCTGATCTCACAGAACGAGGAGTGGTGGAACAACCGCTTCGTGCACAACAAATTCGGCTTCAGCCGCGCCGGCACGCCGGTTTATCCGAAGTACAACGACAGGGCTCACGTCGCGCCGAATGACATCGAGTTCGATCGAAAGCGCAAGCTTCATCTCGGGATCGATGCTGGACGCGACGCGTGCGCTGTGCCCGCGCAACGCTCGTTCACGCGTCGCCTCGACGTGCTCGACGAATTCATTCCGAAGGAGCGCATGGGCGCGAAGGCGTTTGGCAAAGCGCTGTCGCAATGGTGCGCGGAGCGTTTCCCCGACGCCGACATTCAGGGCTGGGCCGATCCTGCAGCGGCCAATCCGAACGACATGGGCGACGACGATGCGACGTGGATCGACATTGTCGCCCACGCGTCGGGCATCAACATCAAAGCGGCGCCGACAAACGCGATCACGGCGCGCCTCGAGGCGGTGAACGATTGCCTGCAGTCCTTCGACGGCGACAAGCCGGGGTTCCAATTGTCGCCGCGCTGCAAGCGCCTCCGCCGCGGGTTCAATTCGGAATACCGCTTCGGCGAAATGAAGAAGCACGGCGACAAGATCGACGCCGAAGTTCCGGTGAAAAACAAGGCGTCGCATCCGCACGATGCCCTGCAATACGTCGCGCTCGGATCATCCGACTATCGCGAGCTCCGCGGCCGCGAAAGCCGGAAAGGTCCGACCATCGTCGAAACCGAGTGGAACCCGCACGGATGAAAAAACGTCGCGTCTACCAGCCGGGATTTTATCTCCGCATCTTTTTCCGGGACGCGATCGGCATCCTGCGTGGTCACTCGGGACGCATGTTCTTCGGCCAATATTGCCAACAGCGCGGCGTCGTGTGCCGGGCAGCTTCCGTTGCTCGGCAGCTTCCAAAGGCGATCGTGTCGGCCGCGAGAAGCGAGATCGGAAATTGGCGCACGGTATTCCCGCCTATCTGCCCTCGCGATGGCTTCACGTGCACTCAGGGCTGCAGCTACCCATGCGCCACGCCCGACTATGGCTAGGACGTTCGGGGTGTGGTTTCGCGAGCCTACGGCCGGGGACCTGGTCGATCTCTGCCGCAACATGAGCGCGATGGACGCGCGCGAGATATTCGCGATCAATCCCGTCGCGCCTGACGTGCTGGCCATGTCGATCTATGCGCAGCTCCCCCGCGCCAGGTTCGCGGTCGCGATCGGGCTTGACAACGATCCCGCGGCCATCGCTTTCCTCGGAGCATGGCCGCAGGACGCATCGGGCGGGCTCGTATCCGCCAATCTGTTCGGAACGGACGCCTTCGCGTCTCTTGCCGGCCGCTTCGCGCGTTTCGTGCGCGGGCATCTCAAAGCGGAAATGGAACGGTTGAAGGTGCGCCGCGCGGAATGCCGCGTGCTCAAGGAGCACACACGCGCGCGGGCCTTCATTCGAGCGTGCGGCGGGATCGAGGAGGGCGAGCTGATCGACTTCGGTCCCAACGGCGAAACCTACATGCTCGCCGCGTGGCGGCGTAGCGATTGGAGTTGAAGGTATGTGTTACGGCATCTTCGCCAGTCTCTTCGCTTCATCGGCCGCGGCTAGTGGTGCTAGTGCCAGCGCCGCCGGCGCTGCAGGTGCGGCTAGCGCGTCGGCTGGCGCGGCCGGTGCTGGCGCTGCAGCCGGGGCAACCGCCGGCTCGGGTTTCCTTGCAACGGGCGCTGCCGCCGGTTCAGCGGGCGCCATAGCGCCATTCGCAGCGCCAGCGGCCGCCGGGATCACGGCCAATCAGGTCGCACTGGCGGCCACGCTCGCGAGCGGTGCGCTCGGGATCGTCCAGGCGACCAAGGGCGTGAACACGCCCAACGCCGTGATCCAAGACACCTCGAGGGAAACCCGCGCCGCGGCCGATGCCGCGCTCCGCGAGCGTCGCGCTGCGCAGGGCTTCAGGTCGACGCAGCTCGGAGGGCTCGACACGGGCGCACAACCGAGCCTCGCGAGAAAGATGTTGCTCGGCGCATGAGCACGATCGAGGATCTTATCCGCCGCTCGGACAAGCTGAAACAGGATCGCAAGATCTGGGATCAGAACATCGGCGCGCCGATCGCCGAGATCATCCGTCCACTGAGAAACGAGCTCCGCGGCCCGATCCAGGCAGACACGCGACGCGATCGCGGCGTCTATGACGGCACGGCCATCATGGCGAACCAAAATCTCGCCGCCGGTCTGTACGGCACGTTCGTCAATCCGTCCGACATGTGGTTCCAGTACAGCCCGCTCGATGACGAGCTCGCGAGCCGAGTCCGCGTCAAGCATTGGTGCGAGATCGAAACCAGGCGCACGCTCAAGAGCGCAACGCCGGCCTTTTCCGAGTTCTACAGCCAGGTCGTGAGCTACTTCCTCGATCTCGGCGCGTTCGGCAACGCGGTGTTCTCGAGCGAGCTCAACAGCGACATGACCGGCTACATCGACGTTTGCCGGCCGTTGTCGGAATGCTGTTGGGACGTCGACGGCAACAACAGGGTCAACGCCGTGTACCGGCGTTGGATGATGCCGGCGCGCGCGGCCGTCCTCGAGTACGGCGAGAAGCTTTCCGCGAAGACGCGTAATCTCGCCGAGAAGGAGCCCGATCGCCCAGTCGATTTGCTGCATGCCGTCATGCCCGCCGGCGACAGCCTGGCGCGCGAGGCGTTCAAGTCGAACATGCCGATTGTCTCGATCTATGTGGAGGTCGAGCACAAGCATCAGATCTCGAAGGGCGGCTATTGGGACTTTCCCTACGACATCGCGCGCTGGGAAGTGGCTGCCGGCGAGAAGATGGGCCGCGGGTGTGGCGAGCTCTCGCTTGGCGACGCCAAAACGGCGAACGTGGCAACGCGCGACAACATCAAGGCGGGAAACCGCGCAGCCGATCCGCCGTGGGGCGCGCCCGACGAGGGCGTGATCTCGGCGATCCGTGTCGCGCCCGGCAAAATCAGCTATGGCGCGGTCAATCAGCAGGGCAAGCAGCTCCTCATGCCGCTCTTGAACGGCGCCAATCTGCCGTGGTCGATCGAGATGGCCGACAAGATCAAAGAGGCGGTCAAGGATTTCTTCTATTTTTCGGTGCTGCAGCTCGTCGGCCGCACCGGCATGACGGCGACCGAAGTGCTCGAGGTTCGCGAAGAGCGCTTGCGCTTGCTGGCCCCCTATGGCGGCCGGATCCAGAACGACTTCCTTTGCCCGTGGTCATTGCGCCGCTTCAACATGCACAAGCGGCTCGGTCTCATCAGCCCGCCGCCGCCCGAGTTGGTGAACCGCTCGATCCAGGTGGCATTCACGTCGCCGTTCGCGCTGGCGCAGAAGAGCGCCGCGGCGAATTCGACGTTGCGCACGATCGGCGCCGCCGGCGAGATCGCCAAATTCGATCCCGACGTTCTCGACCGACTCGACGGCGATATATCGCTGCAGGTCATCCAGGAAGGCTTCGGCGCGCCGGCGAAGATCCTGCGCACCGACGAAGCGACGGCGCAACGCCGCGCGCAGCGTCAACAGGCGCAAGCCGCCGCGGCATCGGCCGCGATCGCGGACACCGGCGCCGGCGCCGCGGAGAAGGGCGCGGGCGCGCTCGCCAAGCTCAGACAGGCCGCTCAACAGAACGCCGCATGATGAAGCGATTGACCGAAGCCCGCGCGATCGCGCGGGTGTGGCTGCAAAATTTCTGGCAACGACGCGCGCGTGCTCGTGAGCTGGCGCGGCAATACGAGGCGCTCAAAGAGGCTTGCCCGTTGGTGGTCGCGGATCTCTCGCGCTACTGCCTCGCTCACGACACGACGCACGTGCAGGGCGATCCGGAGCAATCGCAGATCAATGTCGGCCGCCGCGACGTGTGGCTGCACATCCAGGAAATGCTCGACCTCAATCACGAGGACTTGCAGCAACTGAAAGAGGAGACGGAACGCGATGGCTGATAATGGGGCAGGCGCCGCCGGCGCCGGTGCGCA